TGAAGCCGCAACGATTCTACTTCCGTTTTCTAGTTCGAGTGATCCTTTATTCCAGTTGAGAACGCCTTGTTGCATCCATTTAGGCAAGTATTCGTAAGCGAGTTGCAATCGACCTAGTAAATCTCTTGCCGTAGAAGATTTGTTAGCCAGTATTGCAACGTTTACATTATCATTAAACAAAACGTAATGTAAGAGGTAGGATACAATGATAGTTGACTTACCACTCTGTCTAGGTAATTTACATATTGTAAACCTATTGTCGTGAAAAGTATCTACCATGTTCCGCTGAAAGTCATACATCTCAAAAGGTACAAGACCTTTATCAATTGTGACAATTTTTAAATAATGTTCTATAAAATATTTAGGATCTCCAAGACACTTCATCACTTCATCTACTTGTTTAGGAGTAAATCGTGATTTAGTGTGTGCCTTTTTTAGATTGGGATTACCTAAGTATTGATCCATAATTATTTTTTATTTTTATTATTCTTTATCATTTTTTGTAGTTCAGTTGTTGAGCCTACAAATAAAGCATTAGTGACGTTCTTAGGACCTTCGCCCTTAACATCTTTAATTTTTTTAAGTTTATCTTGCAAGTCTAATAGATTTTGTGCTAATTCACTTTGAGTTTTGATTAACTGACCTGCCACTTCATATGCACGAGGATGCTCACCTTCTTTTGCAAGTGAGAGTATACCGTCTATTGCCTCGTTACCTTTTTCTAGTAACCTATAAAGTTCACCTCTACCAGTTTCAAAATCTGTTTCTACATCATCACCTTCTGGTATGACTACAGGAACAGGTTTATCTTTTACTATCTCTAAAGGATTCTTTTCTTCTTTTGATTCTAGTACTTCTTCGGCGATGTTTAGTACTTCATTTAACTTATCGTCAATATTACTCATTTTAAAAACCTTCTGTTATTATTTATCTTCTCCAGTTGACTCATCATAATTCAAGCCATCATTAAAAAATTCTAGTGTGTCTGTGTATGTATAGACATCATCTTTGTCGGCACTTGTTGGATTAGGTGTAACCGTAACTCTTTCACTACGAGATGGACTATTTGCTTGTGAATTATTATATAGATCAACAGATGATTTTCTTATAATAGCACTTGAACTGATTGGTCCATATAGATATATTTTTGCAGTAAATTTTAGTGTATAGATAATTCTTCTTCTATCTGTTAATGCACCTTGATAACTATCTTCATAATCAACACTCTCTAATATAAAAGGAATATCTCTTTTTGTATCCATGTAATCTTTATCAATAATCATAGTTACTGTATAGTCTGGTTGAAAGTATGGTAGTATCTGTTCTATAATTTGTAGACCATCATCTGAAGTTGCAGTAAATACATTTAATTCAAAACCTACGTCATAAGGCACAGGAGAATGTTGAGTAAATACTCTTTTCTCATCTCCACTGGCATTTTTAGCAACACTTACTTTTTGATTCTTATTTAATTTACGAGAAGGATCATAACTATAACTGTTCACATCAAAGGACATACGAGGTAGAGTAATCGCCACACTTGAATCCGATCCAGTTAAGTTTGCATTTTGATCTAGTCTTGCAATAAACTTTTCTTTAGGTGCATATGATAAAGGCACTCTAACTGTCTGTAAAGGATTCCCGCTAGAATCCAATCTCTTGATATTGATATTATTAAATATCGTACCGAAAGCAATTACAGTATTTCTTATTGATTTATGGTAGAAGTGTTGTCCAAACATTATTGTCCTTTATCTGCTATCTTGCCAGTGTTCTGACCTTTTTTAATTATATAATCTTGTGTACCATTTGCACCAGCATTTACCTCTGTTCGAAGATTTTTGAAAAGTTGTTTTTCTTTTTCTTCTTTCAAAGTTCTGTTGTGATGTACTTTTAATTGTAAGTGTCTATCTCTGTCCATTATTTTTATACCCGTAACCTTTTTTTCTATCACCCCATAGTTTCTGCCATGACCAACTTGTCAATGCAGTTGAGTAGTGATTGATTTTTAATAATATATATTTAATAATCATCAACTTCTCCAAAAGGATTTCTTTCGCTGAAATCTAATATGTCATCTTCTGTTGATGATGTATTTGTACCTGCAGCAGTTTCAAATGCTTTTCCTTGATCCACAGGTTGTTGTGTTGCCATTGTAAAGTCTTCATTGATAAGATAATTAATATCACCTATATCACTCTCTAGTGTAATAGCACCTGTAGCAGATGTACCAGTTTCTAAACTAAATTGAAATGCCATAGTATCAGTTGATAGAGCATCCTCAGTAGCATCAATTTCTGTAATACCTGTATCAATTCTTTCAGAACTGTATTCCCATTTAGTACAAGATAATTTGTAAACAGGCAAAGCACTTTGTTGATAGAAAGGTTGTTCGTGTTCAACAAACTGTATCTCAAAGAATGCTTTTGTTGTAGGAAAATAAACTAAATCACCTTCGTTAGGTCTAGTTGTATTCTGTAAATCACTATTGTTAGATACTAAAGTTTCCCATCTCAATTTAGATACAGTAAACTTAATATCATCTCTTAATTCTAAACCAAACTTCTTGATTATCTCTTGTTCACCCATGTAACCATCTGTGTTGTCAACATACATTTCTATAATGTACGAGTCATCAAAAGATGAAGCAGGGTCCTCACCGAAGATAGTATCTTTATTTGCTATCTTTCTCGGTAGGTAATAAACATCTTGACCATATATCTTAAGCTGTTCTATAATTAAATCTTCATATAGTTTTTGCTCAGACGTTGTGCCAGTGCTGAAATAAACGTTAGTTGGCATTTAGTTTTTATCCTTGTTGCATATGTGCAGGTTCTTCATAATTTAATCTTATTTCTTCTTCAAGTTTTTGTTGTTCTGCTATTGCTGTAGAAAATAATTCAGGTCCGTTAAGTGTAACTCCACCTAACATTGCTGTACCGTTAAATTTAGACAGGTTTTGTCCCCATTGTCTTTTGATTAATGCTGTCGTGTATCTCTTTAAATAAAGATCATCAAACATATCTGTACTTGTTGCAGGATCTAATCTTCTAAAAACTTCAAAGATTAAAAACTCGCCTGCTGTGATATCATTCTTCCAATCCATATCAAGAAATAATTTATTTGATAGATGATTAAATCTCATTGGTTTTTCACCAACTAATATATGATCTAAGAAATCTAAATGTTTCATTGTCATTTCATAGTGAACAATACTTGTAGATGAAAAATCATACAGGTCATTTAATCTTAGTTGATACTTAACATCAAATATATTTAGATTTGCTCTATCTGATAAAGGAAATACATTGACAACAGATATAACTGTTTCAGGAACTATAAGAAAGTTACTTCCTTGTTTCCAAGTAGTAGTAACACCATTCTCTGTAATTGTTTCGCTAGAATCAGTAGTCATACGAGTAACATCAGCAGCCGTTACTTGATATTTTAAATACATTCTTTCAACACCATCTGAGTGATATTGACAAAAGTATTGTACTGCCTCGTCTATTCTATCATCTACTTGTTCGTCATCAACGTTTATATCGATCACAGGTTTACCCAATGATCTTAGACAGTATTCTTTTAATGTTGCTTTTGTATTTGGTACGGCCATAATTTTTTCCTTATAATACTATCTGGTTACACTTGGTGTGACTGTTGCTCTTCCCTCAATTCTTCTAGTAATTATACCAGAGCCATCGGTAGTAGTTAAGTCCCAAACATATCTGCCTTCAGAAAGACCTGAAGTCACGGTATCTGTTAATGTTATTGAGCAAGTACCTGCAGTTGCACTCACGATAGCAGTAGTTAAAGAGGTAGAAGATGTTGATAAGTGAGTCTTTCTTATCTTACTTGTTATCGTCTGTCCTGTTAAATCTACGACTGTCCCTGCTGAATCTTTAATAGTTAAAGTTTCTGTGTAATCAGCGTCTTGGTCAATAGTGATGTTTTGTATTGTTGCCATTAGTTAAATTCCTATATATTAAATCTTTCTTATATTTATAAGATACTTAAAACGACTAATAACTGACAAATTTCTTAGGATATCTTATTAACCTTCTAAGGTTTCTATTCTTGATGTTAAATCTTCTATAACTGTTTGTTGTTCTTGTAACGCTTTAACTAATACTGGAACTAATTGTCCACCAGTTAATTTTAAAGTTTCTTCAAATTCATCATCTATAATAACATTACTTCCACCATTTGCTTTTTCTAAAGCTAAAATTTCTTGTGCTTTAAATCCATATCTTACACCACCACTTGTAGTGTCTTCTTCTCTGGCAGTTCTAAATTGAAATGAAACAGGATTTAATTGTTTAACAAAATTTATTCCATGAGGAACAGATCCAAAATTAGTTTTATCTCTAGCATCTGAAGTTACTGTCCAATCTACTTTTACATAAGCATTAGTAATTGTGCTATGACCAGCTACAAGTCTATTATCCTCTGATGTAACATTAACCATACCACCTTGAGCGCCAGATTCAAAACCTAGAAATACATTTTTAACACCTGTTGTAAGATTAACTCCAGCACTTTGACCTATTCCAACATTATTATCTCCAGTTGTAACGGCTGTTAAAGATGAATTTCCAACTGCTACGTTTTGATAAC